TTAGTTCGCTAGAGTTAGCCCCATGGTTAAAGCATCTTTGCAGTTCAGAGTAGAGCGAGATGATGTCTGGCTTTTCACTTGCGTTTACAAGCGGGTCTCCATTTGAGTTCATGGAAGGAGAGTAGATGTTCATTAGTATATAAAGGGTTTCCCAACTGGGTTATAATCTGAGCCAAGGTGGACTGGTGACATAACGGCAAGATATCGGAGGCAGTCTATGGGGTCTTTGGTTGCTCCTTTTTCTCCGTCTGCACCAGTCCACTCCTTTAGGCAGTAAATTAGGTTTTGACAGTTTTTGGAAATATAAAGTTTGGGTTGGTTAATCGGTGAGATTGGCTGACTTAGGTCATAGGAGAACCAATCATTGATAATTGCAACTCCTTGTTCAATGGCTACGCCAGCGGCAGGTGCAAAGTACATAGGGTCTACGCTGTCATCAAGCAACTCAATAAGGGAAGTGCCACCATCCTTGCCAACTGCCTGTGTAGCCCCCGCACGAGGGTCAATGTAACGCTCAGAAATCTCTTCCTCGCCCTCAAGTTTGCGAATGGTGGATTTAATCTCGTCAAGCCCCATTCCAGCACCGTTTCGTTGAGCGATGCCTTCTTTGCCGTCTGGCTTATCAGAGGCAAGTGCCCACTCACCATAGGACATGTCGGGAAACTCACGATAAACGAACATATTGCCGTCTTTTGCGACTCTAAGCCAAAGCATGAACCAGTTTCTAGCCCCAGCAGGGTCAACCACCATGTAGTTAGTGCCTTCGGTGGGGATTGATTCGTGTTCTACGATAGAATGGTCACCAAATCTTGGGAATTGAGAGCCAACCGTGTTTTCTGCAAAGCCGTAAGCACGAATCTTAACCTCGTGGTTGTTTCTCCCAGAAAGCGTTTTACGCATTTCGTCAAAAGGAGAGTAAACATTAAGAATGGAGTGAAACCATGCAATTCCTGCATTAGAACGGTGACAGTCGGCAGTAAAAGGCATCATTCCTTTCTTGCATCCATTAACATGCACGGAATTTTGGTCCAAAAGGTCTGCTTTTAACTGGTCGGTAATCTTACAGCCAGCAACATAGTCCTTAACAACCTGTGAATAACCTTGGATTGGGGTAAAAGTGGTAATCAACTTGCCTCTGCGGGTAACAACACGGTATCGGAGCGTATCAATCCAGTCCAGCGGCACAAGTTCATCGCACCAAATAAGGTCACACTCGCCACCTTCAATAACATCCTTCTTCTGGGCGTAGTTCATGAACACGCACTGCGAGCCGTTTGGCAAAATGAAGGTGTTGTCTGAGAATCCGTTCTTCTGAGAGTAGGAAATGTTAGTAACCTTGGTCTTTTTTGCAATTTTGAGTTCGGGCGGCAGGTACTTATAGACAACATTCTGTTGCATCTGGATGCTGGACTGGTGAGTCGTGTGCAAGCACCAGACCATTGCCCTGTCTTTTGCCACCAAAGTTTGGACTAGCCGTTTAGCCGCCCACTCCGTTTTGCCAGCACGATTGCCGCCAAGCACCAGAATCTCCTGTTTTTTTTCAATAATTTCGTCAGCCTTTTTCCAGTGCCAAGGTTCAAAGCCATGCCTATAAGGGTCTAACTTCTCAGCCAGAATCTTATCCTCACGCAATTGAAGCACTTCAATGGCTTTATCAAAACCTAGTTTTTCTACAAGAGCCTTAACATCGGGCAGTTTAACTACTGGATGCTTGGTCGGCTTGTATGAATCTAGGTCGTTACTCACCGCTGGCTTCGAATTGCGTCAAGAATTGCCTGTGGGACTTGCTGACTTCCCCGCATGGGTTCTGGAACAAACCCAGTCCTAGCCGCCCATTCAAGAGTGTCTTTATCCATGGCTTCTTTATCTGAACTATACCATTGGTTCTTTTCTCCCTTTTCCATTATATCCCTAATGTATGCCTGTCTTTGACGATGGGTTACATTTGGATTGTTAGCCGCATTCATTGGGTGATATCGGGCGAGCGATTCCAAAGCCGCAGTTTCATAAGTAGCACCATCATTTACTGTGGTTTCGTGAGGATAAAGAACTCTACCTTCTGGAGTAATTGGACCACCTCTAGAAAGTGCATAAGCAGTCATAATGTCTGGCAGATAACCAACGCCCTGTGCTCCAGTATTGACGGCAATACCAGCAACTCTTGCTCCAGCAGAAGGAGGGGCTTGACCACTTCTTAGTGTTCTGCCCATTTGGTCTCCGTACATATTGGTATTTGGCTGACCTCCAGTAAGTCTTGCCAACTGAATTTCAAGTGGGTTAACCCCTCTTTTGTTTTCAACCGCAATTTGACGGAGACGGTCAAGTCGGGTTACGCCCATCCCCTCCCGAAATGGGAAGTAGTTGGTATTAGAAGGATTTGAATAAAAACGAGTTCCTTCCCAAGCATCTTCAGTTCCAGCAGGAGACCTAGCCCTAATCTCATCTTTAATGTTTTTAGCGATAAGTGCTTGAGTCGCTTCCTCCGCTTTTCTGGCTCGTTCAACAAGAACATTGTGTTTGTTTAGGTCAAATGCGGCTTTTTCTTCAGCGGCAATTCTAAGAAGTTCAGCCTCTTGAGCCGCCTTTGCAATAGCCTCTTGCTGTGCTTTTTGAGCCGCAAGTCTGTCTCTGGCAGTTTCAACAATTGGAGTAACCTTGGGAAGACTGTTTCCAGTAGGTCTTGGTGGGAAGGGCTTCGGAGCACCGCCAGATGGTAGCGGCTGATTCTCAACTGGAAGATGACCAATAACTCTAGTCAACTCGGACATCGCATCTGGGTTGTTAAGAATACTTCTCACAACTCCACCAATTTCGTCTGCGGTAAATCTTCCGCTTCTTACAAGGGCTTTTTCAATAAACGATTTTTGGGTAACATCTTTTCCGAAAACAGCAGGAAGTTGAACCTGTGGATTCTGGATTCCACGAGCATACGGAAGAATATCAGAATACAAAGTTCTGCTGACTCTATCTCCAAGCGGAGCCATAACACCGCTTGCTTGCTGTTTAGTAAGTTGAGGAGCAATGACCCCAGAGCGTCCAGTGTTTGGATTATAGAAAGTCTTTGCAGGCTTTTCCGTTAATCTAGCAAGGGCGGCTTTTGCGTCAGCCTTAACCTTGGCTTCAGCCGCAGACTTTTCGGCTTGGGCTTTGTTTAAACTATCCTTAGAATATGTAAGAGCCTCAACAACCCCAAACACCGTAGGCAATTGTCTTTTTGCAATATCAAGTAATGTCTCCTTAGCCGCAATGTCTAATTTAGACTTAGGCGGCAACTTGCCAGTTCTAGCCTGTTCCTCAAGTTGTGCTCTTTTTGTTTCGGTTTGTCTGGCTGTAGTTTCGCTTGGAGAAGGAACTTTAACTTGAACAGGGTTTTCGTATGAAGGTGGGCGAATACTATTTGCATTCGTTTTGTCAACTTTTGCAGGTCTCGTACCAGCAAGTTCTTCATCGGTAGTAAGATTAACGGCTACACCTCCTCTTGAAACTCCAGCAACTCCACCCTGCCCATTAAGTCTTGCCAGTTGAGCCTGTGCATCGTCCACGGCAACAGCAGGTGCTGGAACTCCAGCCCTAGTGTTTGGACCAGTCCATACAGGAGGTGTTGAGGCAGTTGTAGAAGCAGTACTTGCTGGAGGAATAGTTGTTACAGGTTTTGCCGAAGGAGCAGGAGCCGCACTCGGAGGTGGCGGCAGTCCAGCAGGAACAGGAGTTGAAGGTTTAGGCGGGATAGGTGGAGGTGGAGGTAGCGGCTCTAAAGTAGAACCAGTTGGTCTAACAACTTCAGAAGGCTTAGGGAATGGCTGGGCAGGGGTTATAGCCTCCACACCCGCTTTTACTGCACCACCAACAGCCGCAATAGCCCTAGCCAGTTTAGGCTTAGTAATGCCCTCCGATTCACCCAAGGCGATTAGCCGTTTTACCATGTCTTTGGCTGGTCCGACTTTTTTTTCTTCTCCATTCTTAACTTCATCCTCAAAGAAATCAATCCACTCTTTTAGTTTTGCGGGTCTATCCTTTTCTGGCAAATCCATAATCGACTGAAGTGCAGTTAAAGAATTCCTTTCATTTTTTGCGGCTCTCGTTGCAACAAGCATTGGGTTTCTATCACCCTTATCAAACACTGGTTGATTTTTACCTTCAAAAGGCTTCATTGCTGGGTCTTTGACCT